CTCGTCATAGCCTTGTCGTAAAACGTACCCAATAGGCTCTCGGAAGTCTGGTGACGTAATGTCTTTGTTAATGACAATACCAGTGCGGCGAATCTCAAACTCGTGTTTCTGAAGCCCGTATGCCTCCTCAACATCGTCCATAATGTCTTTATCGGCACCGTCAATAAGGTCGTCAATAGTCAGAATCTTGGTGTGGGTCACATCGGTTACTGTCGCCCGCTCGTCACGGGGTGACATGTGAACACCGCCCGCTGAGCCGTCCCACGACTCTTTCGTCCCAATAAACAACAGTGCAAAACCGTCTCGACGTGCCTTCTTTTCGGCAATTTTGTAGTCTTCAATATAGTTCGTTTCTTGAAGTTTCTCCATGCCGCGCTCGGCGTCTGGTCCTTCAAGGCTAAAGCCGTGTTTGAACGCATCGTCTATCGGCTTGTTCACGAGCTTTTTGGCGAAGGTGCGTCGGTAGTACCAGCGTAGCTCAGACAACTCTGGATTACGCACGAGTCGCCGTGGGTCAATCTCGTCTGCACTATCACCACGCTTTGAATAGGCTATACGCCCCTCTTCTCGCGCCTTCTCCGAGTTGGCATACATCGAAGAGCCTCCCCGAGAGGTGGCGTCTACACTTCCCATAATCTTCCCGTGAAGGGAATCGTTGTTATCGTCTGTCATTAGTATTGATTATTTGCTCCAATATCAAACACTTGCCTCTTCGAGGAGACGTGGTTTGCAGCAATCCACATGTACACAAAAGCGTGGAAAGCGTCATCGTTCTGGTCACTCTGCACTCGTAGCTTTTTCTTCCCATCTGCTGTCTCGATTCGGTCTGTGTACGGCGAAACAAGATTGTCAATCAGCCGAGAACCGTTCGAGGACCGCGTTCCGAAGTCGAGGTCGTTTCGTGGAATGGTAATATCACCGCGTTTGAAATCCTCAACGAATGATTCAATCATAAACGTGCGGTTGACAGTAAAGTAATCTTTATGACCCTTGCGACTCCATGTCACGCCATCTTTCTTGTTGACATTGCCGTACATGCAGCCGTATACATTATCGTACCCCTGCGGGTTTTTTGTGGCCACGCCATCTTGGAGGTTAGAGCGGTTTGTGTCTCCATACCCCTCGTCTACGACAACGACGTTTGCCTCATAGCTAATGATAGCATCTTCGACTCGGCGCATTTCATCTTGTGCAGTCATGTCGTGGTCAAAGAAGTCCACCTTCAAGGTCTTAATCTTACCATCTGGCTGCTCCTCACCAACAACCATGACCGTCGACGCGGCACCTTCACCGTCACCGCCACCCCAGTCAACACCAATGAAGGTGCGGTTTTCTTCATGCGTTTTTCGGGCGTACCATCCTTCGTCGTGGAGGAAGGCTTCCTCAACGTGGTCCTGCGTAAGAAGGTCGTTCTCGGGGCTGTAAAAGCGTGCCTCGACCTCGTTTTTGTACTTGCGTTTACTGTACTCAGCCTTCTTGAACGCAATCTCCTGTTCGCTGTGACGGGGGCAGGCGTGTTGGTCAATGTGCCATCCAGTGACACTAAACCCACCAATTTCCTCTAGCTCTGCCTCAAACTTTGCGATGGTATCAGCGTGGTCTTCATCTTTCTCTTCGAGCTTGTCAATCATCTCACGAAGCTCAGTCCGACGCTGCTTGGCCGACTCAGGGATGTACTCTGTCGCCTCGTCTGTGTCGACCCACGACTTTTTGTCATCGTCCCATTCGCGTTTGTCGCTCATTTCCCAAAGCCTGTGGAAAAAGGAGTTTGCCATCTTCGGTGTTCCGATGACAAACATCGTGGGGAAGTAGTTGACTCGCGGAATAGAGCGGTCAACCGTCTCAAGAAAGACCGAGAACATCCCCTCGTCAACGTCCTGAAACTCGTCCACAATCGCAATGTGTGAGTGAATACCACGAAGGCCATCACCCTCTCCCCACGCAGAGCGAGACTTAATTTCAGAGTAGGTTGTTCGGTTGTCACCGTCTTCGTCTACGTAGGAGTTTTCAAACTTCTGATGCGTCTCCTTGTCCCGAACACGCCGCGTTGATAGCCCAGACTCCTCAACCGCCTGCTTAATGCGCCCCATAACCTCAGCAGTCTGGTCCCGTCGAGGAGCAGTGACGAGTGTCTCAATGTTAGGGTAACAATCGGCAGCCCAGTTCGCAATCATGGTACATGTTGTCGTCTTGAGGCACCCACGAGCGAACAGCAGGACAACAATATCAGACCACTCATTCGGATTAAGCGGCCCACGCTCGTCTGTAAGGTAGTAGAAATACTTTTCACCAGCGCCGTCGTAAAAGTCGTATGCACGCTCAGGGTCTTCTGGGTGCTGCCAAAAATTGCGAACGTACAGCCGCACGTCGTGTGGTATCTTTTGTTTCAGCGCGGGTGGCATGTCATCACTCCCAACCATGAATTAGGCCCCCTCGTGCTTTGTAAACGGGTCTGGTTCTACTTCTGCCTCTGGCTTGTGGTCAGGCTCGTCCATTTCAACAACCCACTGGCGGGCAACCGTTTCGCCGCCAGCACTATCGTCGTTGTCAAGATTTACGCCTCCCATGTTGAGCAGGTTCTTGTGGTCTTTGATTATCCGAGAGAGCGGAAGATTGAGGTGGTGTTCACCCATGTCTGTAATCTCACCATGCTCAGTTGCAGTGACGACAACCTCACGCTCACCCGTTGTGCCGTTCTCAGGCCGCATGGCGTCTTCAAACATCTTTTGCTGGATGTTCTCGACCTTGATAAATTCGAGTGTTGCGAACCAGAGTGCTTTGCCCCGAGTCTCGTGTTCTTTCGGAACAGGGAACTGGACGACAACCTCGTCACCGTCGTGCCAGTCTACGTTACTCGTGTCGACTGTTTCAGAAACATCCTCACACTCAAAGTCATAGCGAGACTCTGCGAGGAGGTTCCGAAACATCTCAATTGCGATAACGCGCTTGTGTGGCTCCATCTTGTCAAACAGTGACGTGTAGCTCTTCACAAACGCGCCTGTACTAAATGCTTCGTGATGTTGTGCCATTATATTGTCTCGACCTTTGTGATGTTTACAGCGGTTAGATTCGTCAGGATTAAAGTTACACCGCGCCATTCCACCACAGTATCGAACCTCACCATACCGCTCCATCGTGAACTTCAATACTGCATTACACGGTTGATAAGATAGTTCGTCTTCATCAAACGGCTCAGGAGAACCAGCACTCAGACGAAATTCACCGTGTTCATCTCGCGCCCATTCTTCTCCGTCTCTTGTGAATGTCTCCATGAGATGTAAAACGGGGTGGGAGCGACAGACGTGTCATAGGCCGCAAGACGATGCCTCGTCCTGCCGCCTCCACGTCTGTTTATTGTGTAATACGGGTCTACGTTATAAAGGCATATGGTCCCTCCCCTCCCCGTTTTAAGCCCACATACCCCATCTGTCCATGAGGCCCTCTCACTGGACGCACAATCAATTTTTACTCTCACACGACCTAAACCACTTCACCTCGAAAACAAATTGCTCTCTGCGCCTGCTAGCCTGCTTAGAATCGAAATAGACTGTACACCAATGATGTGGTGGACAGTTATGAGTCAAACGTGTCTGTTCGGTCGCGGATTAGCTGACGTACTCGTTTTACCTCGTCCATCGTCATTTCTACCGACACGACCAGCCCACGGAACGACTCTTCGTCGCGCAGGAGCCTGCGGTCTTCATTCGCCACGAGGGACATAACCCCTAGAAGCACCTTCTCTGTCGAGTACGAGCCAAAGCTGTTAATGTCCATGTCGTCCATGACCCACTGGACACGCTCCTGTTGGCGGCTGTTCAACTCAACCTGTGAACAAAACGTCTTGGTAATCCGACGCATGTCTGCCTTGAAGTTGTCTGCTGCACGATTCGAGTCCCACATACCGTCGTTCACCTTCGCAAGGCGCTTGTATTGATTGTATCGCCGTTCACTGTCATAGGACGCTTCGCCCGCCAAAAACGTTGTTCTCGTGTTGGAGCGGCCATCGTTGTTAATAATGCCAGCGTCGTCAATCATATCGTCTAGCTCTTTGTTTGCACCAGCGCCGAAGCCAGTATCAAACAAGTAGCTGCTATCAAAATTTAATGTCATGCTACTGTGTATGTAACTAGGGGCCACAGCTATTTAAATGTGTCGATGTGTTGACACGACACAGTTTGTTCCGAAACCTTTATACCAATACATCCCCTAACTATAGTATGGAGATAGTAGAAGGCTCAATCTGGTACGACACCGAGACAGACGAATACGTTGAAGTCCACCGACTCCATCTCCCCGTTCGCCGCATAGAGTCGTGTTCCTCTTCGATTGTCCACTCGAAAGATGATGTGTCTATTGTCGTCGGTGACTTTGACAGATATGGGCCATTGCCGTGGGCCTTAGAATCGTATAGNGTGGATGACTTTGTTGAGCGCCACGACCANACGGAGAAAACTCGCAAAAGCGTTCTTGACGCGGCAGGAGAGTGAGCGGCCAAAATTCCTACTGTCACAGAAAATTATAAAAATCTGAAAAAAGCATGTTCACAAAACGCATATATACACGGCGAAGGCGTCTCGGAGAGGGGGCGCTTATCCTGCACCGCACCGCATCACCATGCTATATAATCACATTCTAATTTTGATGGGGGCATAAGTATGTGATTATATAGCATGGTTCGAGATAAAAAAAATGTGTCAGCTAGTTGATTTTATACCAATCCTCAGTATACTGGCATATCAAGCCACAGTCATGACAAAACACGTTATTGTCATGATATGACACATCGGTGTGCTTACACATATTTCCAGATATTGTTCGTTTCGGCGACATGTTCACAGTATGAGATGTATAGCGGTTTGACATGTATCACCCATGCTAACAGTAGTCCCATGAGAACTATTCGCATAGTCATGTATGCGAACAGACATGAGAGATGTGTAGCATGCTTAACATGTTGTCGAACCCTCATAGTGCCACCATGTCAATGATTACCATGATAGCGAATGACATGAACGACCCAGCTATCAACATGTCAACATGTCTATCACCCGATAGTGTCATAGCATGTCACCCAGTAGCACGCTGTCACCCGCGATGTATGCCTCTTCATGTCCACTAACGAACATAACCATTTCCCCCTTCGCGGGCATGACGAGTATGTCACTCATTCACACACCTCG